ATGGTGAAGATGATCCGTGACAACACGGGCCGCTTTGCCGAGCGACCCTTCTACGAGGCGCGGGATCTCGACAATGAATGCGAGCGACTGATCCGGGACCTTCTGCTGAAGCGCCGCGGGACGGTCGACTACCCCGTGGCGACCGACGACCTGACCGTGCTGATCGAGATGCACGATGCGGACCTCGACCCTTACGCCGACTTGTCCGCGTATGGCGCCGATGTCGAAGGGGTAACCGAGTTCTTCCCCGACCGCGGACCGCAGGTCTCCATCTCGGCACGCATCGCGGCCGACGAACGGCGCGAGAATCGCTTCCGCACCACGCTCACCCATGAGTTCGGGCACGTGAAGTTCCACGGGCCTCTCTGGGCGCAGAAGTTCGCCAACGGCGACCTGCTCGAGCGCGGGATGAATGCGAACAAGGCGATCTCCAAGCGCGACAACATCCTGGACGCCCCGCAGTCCGACTGGATGGAATGGCAGGCCGGCTATATCAGCGGCGCTCTGTTGATGCCGGCCACGCCGGTCCGTCGCCTCGTGTCCGACTACTGCGGCCCGCGTGAGCTGCATGGCGATATCCATGTTTCGACGGAGCATGCTGTGGTGCTGATCCAGATGGTCATGGAGCGTTTCGCGGTTTCCGAAGAGGCCGCGCGCATCAGGCTGCTGAAGCTGAACCTGATCACTTCGGTACGCGGACAGCCCTCGCTCTTCGGCCGCTGATTGCGAATCCGCGGAAGTGCGTATTTTTTCGATTGACTCCCCTCTGGCACGATATACGCTGATTAGCAGATCAGCCGATACATGGAATCGCCAGAAAGGAGATCACGGTGACTGCACTGTCCGCTTTCCTTCGCAAGACGCCCGGCGAGGCGCTGCGCGAATACTTCGACCGGCCGGAGATCGGCCTGCCCACCGAGTTCGACTGGCCCGCATCGGACGCCGACCTCTCCGGGCCGCTTCTCGGCGCCATCGAGAAGATGTCCCGCGTCCAGCGCGACCGGATCTCGAACGACGCCGAGCGCGTCCATGCCCTGTCCGACGAGCCGGGGCAGGCCGCAATCTACAGCGTGGCCGAGGATCCCGCCTTCCTCGACGGGCTCGCGAACCCGCACGCGCGGTCGCTCTGGATGTTCCTCAACGCGCCGGATCGTTTTCGTCATGCCGAGGAAGTCCGGTTCACGGAGGACCGTCGGCGCGGTCGGATGTGGGCGGGGTACATGACCGATGCTGGCTGCACCGTGCAGCGCGACGCGGCTGCTCGCCATGCCTTCGTTTCCGCGATCAAGGAGTTCTCGGGCGCCGCCCATGCACATGTCGACATCTTCGACCGGGTGCGGACGACCCATGAGGGCGACGAATGCGACCTCGTGCAGGTGACGATCTACCGCGAGGGACGGCCCGACGACCTGCTGCGTTTTGACGACAGGGGGTCTCTCGTGCGGCAGGCCTATCGTCCCGTGTTCGAGGCCGCAGTGACCTACGAGCCCGCGACCGGTGGTATCGAGGTGATCGCCAACGACAAGGCGACGCGCGGCGAGATCGTGAAGGCGACGGTCACACATCTCCTCGGCATCGAGTTCAAGGAGAACCGACTGCCGCTGCGGTGCTATGATCTCTCGGTCCTGCTGAAACCGTATGATTTTCCGGTCGACCCGGAGGACGGGATCGAGGGCGTCGAGGTGCGCGAGCTGCGGCTGATGCCGATCGACGACAGCGACTTCAGGGTGACGCTGGAGAAGCCCGCCCGCTCCGACGAGACGATCTGGGCGAAGGCGGAAGAGAAGTTCGGGGACCGCACGCCCCTGAGCGAGGGGTATGTGGTCACACGGGCCAAGATCGCCGTGAAGCTCGCCCGCCGCCCGGGAGGCGACCGCCGGCGCACGCTGACCCTGACGATTACCTGGCCTCATGGCTGCGATCTGAAGGATCGCACCGCGACCGAGCAGATGATCGGCGAGAAGTACCTGCGGCGCTGGGGGATCCTGGTCGATGACCTGCAGCTCTTCGAGGATTGATCTCGCCGCCCGCCGGCTGCTCTCGTCCATCGCCGGGACCCGCGACGCGCGGGTTTCGGCCATGGCGCTGGCGCACATGCGCGGCGCCGGAAAGACGCTGATGGACGCCGGACTGATCGTGCAGCGGGGCAGCGCGATGTCCGTCGTTGCCGAGGATGATCTGGACGACACCCCGACGTCCGTTATCGCCCACCCGATCACGGGGCAACATGGGCACCTCGGCAACGCGGCCTGGCATGACGAACAGGCGAGCGCCCGCCGCCGGGTCTATGCGCTGGACATGGGAGCAGTAGCTCGGCGTGTGGTCGCCCGCCTCGACTGCTCGCTCGGCAAGGACCCGGTGCCGTACCTCGACGGTGCGGCGCTGGACTTCGGGACGGCGCGTCTACCGAACCGCACAGCGCGCGTCGGGATCTGGGTGGTACGCCGCTTGAGCGTTTCGGGGGCGTTCGACCAGTTTCGCCAGCTCGCCGCGCGCCGTCCGTCCGAAGGCTTGCGGCTAGTCATATCCCTTGATCCGGCCGAGCGGCTTTGCCGCTCGACCCTGAAAGGCCATGAGTTCGTGCCGCTTGAAGATGTGGTCGATCATGAAGACGGGATCGCCGCGAACCCCGAAATCCTTTCGGCACGGCTGCTGACGGGGCCTTCTGATCAGGGGCCGGTTTGGGTCTCCGGTGACGGAGCGATCCTGATCGTCCACGGTGAACGCTTTGAGTTCAAAGGCACGAAGCAGAAGGCTGCAGTGCTTATGATGGCCGAGGCCTTCATCGCGGGGGAACACCGGCTCTCGACGGATGCAGTTCTAGAGGCGGCCGCTTGCGGTCGAACCGTTCGGAGACTGTCCGAGCTCTTCAAGGGACACCCCGCTTGGAAGCGGGTCATCTTCGAAAGCGGCGCGAGTTGCTGGATCGAAGGCTGACCGCAAATGGGTGACGCGAAAGGCCGTCCTTCGGGGCGGCCTTTTTCGTTTTCGGGCGCCTTGATTTGCATTCCTCCCGTCTCTCCTCCTTAGCTCCTCCCGCTGCCCTCCTGGGCGCTCCTCCATCGTCCTTCGCAGGCATTCGGCCAATCGCGAAGGAGACGACGATGTCAGTCACGCATCTCAACCAGGTCGAGCTGGCGGCTCGATGGAAAATCAGCCCGCGCACTTTGGAGCGCTGGCGTTGGACCGGTGAGGGCCCCGCCTTCATCAAGATCGGCGGCCGGGTCGTGTACCGGCTCGAGGATGTCGAGGCCTACGAGGCCAACCGGCACTGCTCGAGCACGGCCGACAAGCCCGCCGTGAAGCTGGCGTGAGGGGGCGGCCATGACGATCCCCAACCACATCAACCTCGACGACCTTCCCACCATGCCGGTCGGCGAGATCGCCGCTCTGCCGGGCGACCAGCTGGCGCTCCTGAAGCAGGACGCCGACGAGCGGCTGCGCGCCGCGAAGAACCTCTGCGACTGGCTCGATGGCGCGATCGCGCTGAAGTACGGCGATCAGGCGCAGGAGGTGCGCCGCGCGGAGGGCAAGGACACAGGCACTGTTCGGCTGCAGGATGGCCCGGTCACCGTGGTCGCGGAGCTGCCGAAGCGCGTCGACTGGGACCAGGCGATGCTCGCTGGTCTGGTCGAGCGGATCCGGACCGATGGCGCCGATCCCGCCGAGTACGTCGACATCGCGTTCACCGTCCCCGAGCGGAAGTACACCGCCTGGCCCACGGACATCCGCCAGGAGTTCGAGCCCGCGCGCACGGTCCGGACGGCCAAGCCGAAGTTCCGGCTGCTGCTCGGCGAGGAGGCGCGCTGATGGCCATCTCGCTCGCATCCCTGCAAACCTCGACGGTGCTGCGCCCGCCGCGCGTGCTGATCCACGGCGTCGCCGGCATCGGCAAATCCACCTTCGCGGCGTCCGCCGACGCGCCGGTGTTCGTCCTCACCGAGGACGGTCTCGGCAAGCTGCAGGTGCCGCACTTCCCGCTGGCGACGAGCTACGCGGAGGTCGCGGAGGCGCTCGACGCCCTGCTCGATGAGGACCACGCCTATTCCACGGTCGTCGTCGACAGCGTGGACTGGCTGGAGCCGCTGATCTGGGCCGAGGCCTGCCGGCGCAACGGCTGGCAGTCGATCGAAAGCCCCGGCTTCGGCAAGGGCTACGCCGAGGCGCTGAACATCTGGCGCGAATACATCGACAAGCTGAACGGGCTCCGCGACCGAAAGGGCATGGCGGTCATCCAGATCGCCCACACCGACATCAAGCGTTTCGACAGCCCCGAGCACGAACCCTACGACCGGTACGTGATCAAGCTGCAGGCCCGCGCGTCCGCGCTGCTGCAGGAGCACTCGGACGTGGTGCTCTTCGCCAACTACCGGATCTCGGTCAGCAAGTCCGAGGTAGGCTTCAACAAGAAGGTGACCCGGGCGCTCGGGTCCGGTGCGCGCGTCATGCACACCGAGGAGCGCCCCGCCTTCCTCGCCAAGAACCGCTACGGCCTGCCGGAAACCCTCCCCCTCGAGTGGTCGGAGTTCCTCGCCGCCATGCCCCAATCCGCCTGATTACGACTGAAAGGACAGCACGATGGCACGTTTCGACACCGCCTTTGACGCCGCCGGCATCGAGCCCACCACCGCCTACGAGATCCTGCCCGCGGGGAAGTATCGCGCCCAGATCGTCGAGAGCGAGATGCGCGTCACGAAGAACGGGATGGGGAAGTATCTCTGGCTGATGCTCGACATCCTCGAGGGGCCGCAGCAGGGCCGCAAGGTCTTCGACCAGCTGAACCTCGTGAACGCCAATCCGACCACGGTCGAGATCGCACAGCGCACGCTGTCGGCGATCTGTCACGCCACGGGCAAGTTGCAGGTCAACGACAGCGAGGAGCTGCACCTGATCCCGATGACGATCCAGGTCGGCGTGAAGCCTCCCAAGGACGGCTACGGCGAGCGCAACACGATCCGCTACCTGGTGCCGGAGGCCCCGGCGCAGGCGACCCCGCCCAAGCCCGCCGTCACGCAGCCGGCCAGCGCGCCCCCGCAGTCGGCGCCCGCCCGCCCGGCCACCGCGCCCTGGAACCGCAAGAGCTGACGCCCTCGGCCGCCGCGGGCGGATAGCGCGCGGCGGCCCGGACATCGCCAGACCCGAGAGACAGACCATGACCAACACCACCGACGCGGCCTGCGCGGCCGCGAACGCCCCTGGCTTGCCTGACGACACCCGGCGCCTGATCGAGATCGAGGACGCCATCGCGAAGATCCGCACGCAGATCGCGACCGCGGATCTCACGCGGCAGCGGACGGCGAAGCCGATCGACCCCGACTGGTTTCACCGCGCGCGCACGGCGCTGCGCCACCTCAATCGCGAGCGCGCCGAGATCGTCGCCCGTCAGGGCGGCCGTCGCCGGCGAGAACGGTTGAAGGACATGATCATCGCCGTCCTGCGGGAACGCCATGACAGCGCTGCCTGGACCGCGGTGCTGGCTGAGGCGCGGGCGCGGCTCGAGCGGGAGGAGGCGTGCTGATGGCCGAGCTTCCCGAACCCCCGACGCCGACCCTCTCCGCGATCTACGCCTCCTACGAGGCCCGGCAGGGCGACGGCTTCCGCGACCACCTCGGCGCCTCGCTGATCGGCAAGTCCTGCGCCCGCGCGCTCTGGTACGACTTCCGTTGGGCGACGCCCGCGCGGCACACGGGCCGCATCCTGCGGCTGTTCGAGACCGGCCAGCTGGAAGAGGCCCGGCTCGTCCGCGACCTGCGCGCCACCGGCGCGACGGTGCTGGAGGTCGATCCCGAGACCGGGCGCCAGTTCCGCGTCGAGGCGCATGGCGGGCATTTCGGCGGCTCGCTCGACGCCGTCGCCCTCGGCCTGCTCGAGGCGCCGAAAACTTGGCACGTCGTCGAGTTCAAGACCCATTCGGCGAAGAGCTTCGCCGAGCTCGTCGGCAAGGGCGTCGCGCTCGCCAAACCCCAGCACGCCGCGCAGATGCAAATCTACATGCACCTGACCGGCATCACGCGGGCGCTCTACGTCGCGGTGTGCAAGGACACCGACGCGCTGCATATCGAGCGCGTCCAGGCCGATCCCGAGACGGGCGAACGCCTGCTCGAGAAGGCGGGGCGGATCATCTTCGCCCAGCATCCTCCCGAGCGGATCAGCGCGGATCCCGCCTGGTTCGAGTGCCGGTTCTGCGACCACCACGGCCTCTGCCACGGCGAGGATGCGGCGGCCGTCACCTGCCGGTCCTGCCTGCATTCGACGCCTGTCGAGGGTGGTTGGCACTGCGCGCGCCATGACCGGCTGCTCGACCCGGCCGACCAGCGCCGCGCGTGCCCCCGGCACCTGTTCATCCCCGACCTCGTCCCCGGCGAGGTGAGCGACGCAGGCGAGGACTTCGTCTCCTACCGCATGCGCGACGGCTCGGCCTGGACCAACGACGCCCGCGAAGAGGAGGCCGCAACATGCTGACCCTGCGACCGTACCAGCAGGCCGCGATCGCCTCGATCTACGGCTATTTCGAGAAGGAGAGCGGCAACCCGCTCGTCGTGATCCCCACAGCCGGCGGCAAGAGCCTCGTCATGGCCGCCTTCATCGACGGCGTCCTCAAGGCCTGGCCGGATCAGCGTGTGCTCGTCGTCACCCATGTCCGCGAACTGATCGCGCAGAACCATGCCGAGATGCTGGGGCTCTGGCCCGAGGCGCCGGCGGGCATCTACTCGGCCGGACTCGGCCGCCGCGATGCGCGGGCCCGGATCCTCTTCGCCGGCATCCAGTCGATCCACGACAAGGCGACGCGCATCGGCCATGCCGATCTGGTGCTGATCGACGAGGCCCATCTGATCCCCGGCCGGTCGAACACCATGTATCGCCGCTTCCTCAATGACCTGCAGGCGATCAACCCCGCGCTGAAGGTAATCGGGCTGACGGCGACGCCGTTCCGGCTCGACAGCGGCATGCTGCACGAAGGCGTGAATGCGCTCTTCACCGACATCGCCTACGAGGTGTCGGTCCGCGACCTGATCGATCAGGGCTATCTCTCCCCGCTGATCTCGAAGCAGACGAAGACCCGCCTCGACGTGACCGGCGTGGGATCGCGCGGCGGCGAGTTCATCGCGCGTGACCTCGAGGACGCGGTCGACCAGGACGCCATCACGCGCGCGGCCGTGGCCGAAGTGATCGCCCATGGCGAAACGCGCCGGTCCTGGCTCGCCTTCTGTTCCGGCGTGTGCCACGCCACCCATGTCGCCGAGGAGTTCCGCCGCCGCGGGGTCAGCTGCGCGACCATCTTCGGCAAAACGCCGAAGGACGAGCGTGACGCGATCATCGCCGCCTTCAAGCGCGGCGAGATCCGGGCGCTGGCCTCCATGGGCGTGCTCACGACGGGCTTCAACGCGCCGGCCGTGGATCTGATCGCCATGCTGCGGCCCACCAAGTCGGCCGGGCTCTATGTCCAGATGGCCGGACGTGGCACGCGGCTCGCCGAGGGCAAGGAGAACTGCCTCGTCCTCGATTTCGCGGGCAATGTCCGGCGGCATGGCCCCATCGATCTGGTGCGGCCGAAACGGCCGGGCGGTCCGGGCGATGGGCCGCCGCCGACCAAGATCTGCCCGAAATGCGGGACCATCGTGGCCATCGCAGCGCTCGAATGCCCCGACTGCGGTTTCGAGTTCCCCGGCCGCGAGGTGAAGCTCGAGCCGACCGCCTCGACGCTGGAGGTGCTGTCGACCGGCAAGCCGCAATGGGTCGGCGTCACCGACGTCACCTACAGCCGCCATGAGAAGCGCGGCGGGCGGGTCTCGCTCAAGGTCACCTACCGCTGCGGTCTCGCCTTCCACACGGAATGGGTCTGCATCGAGCACGAAGGCTATCCGCGCCGGAAGGCCGCGAGCTGGTGGCGCGAGCGGGCGCCCGAGCTGGAGGTGCCCGAGTCCGTCGACGAGGCGCTTCTGCTGGCGGATCGGCTGCGCCGCCCCACCGAGATCGCCGTCCGCCCTGCGGGCCGCTTCACCGAAATCACCGCCTACAGGTTCGCCCCATGCCTTACAGCCGTGCCGGGCTCTGCGCCGTCTGCCATCGAGAACCCCGCGGCTGGGGCTGGTTCGACGCGCGCTTCCGCGTCTCCGACCCGCGGCGCGACACGAGCCGCAGAAACCTCTGCAGCCGGGTTTGCCAGGACATCTGCCACCGGAGGTCGGGCATGATCGATCCGACCCCCAATGAGACGGCGGCCATGGTCGAGGGCGGCAAGGCTGGCGGCGCTTATCTCGACAGCCTCGGCCGGACCGATCTCGCCCAACTCAGCGAGGAGGAGTGGGACACCTTCGTCGAGGTGATCGTCACCGGCTACTGCGACCACCTTCGTGACCTGGCCGCGAAGGACCGCGAACGGCTCGACGGCATGATCCCGGAGGTGCCCTTCTGATGGCGGACACCTCGTGGATGGCGCGCGTCGGCGCGCGTCTCGTGACCAACGGCTACGCGATCCTGCCGATCGCGCCCGGCACCAAGAAGCCCGGCCAGTTCGCCCGCGCGGCCTGGCACGACTACGCCCAGTGGAACCGGCATGCGAGCCGCGCCACGACCGAGCTCGAGGTCGCGACCTGGTCCAGCTGGCCCGACTGCGGGGTCGGGATCGTCGGCGGTGCGGTCGCCGCGCTCGACATCGACATCGCCGAGGACGGCGAGCTTGCGCTGCGCATCGAACGCTTAGCCCGCGAGCGGCTGGGCGACACGCCGGCGCTCAGGATCGGCAAGCCGCCGAAGCGGCTCCTCGTCTATCGCACGCGAGAGCCCTTCGCCGGGATCCGGCGCGCGCCGCTCGAGGTGCTCTGCCTCGGTCAGCAGTTCGTGGCCTATGCCAAGCATCCCGATACCGGCCAGCCCTATGCCTGGCCGGACGAGGGGCTCGCGGATCTCGACATCGAGAGCCTGCCCGAAATCGACGCCGACAGGGCGGCAGCGTTCCTCGACGAGGCGCTGGCGCTGATCCCGCCCGAGCTGCGCCCGAAGAGCCTCGGTGCGAAGGGCGCGAACGGGGCCGCAGATCCGTGTCTGCCGGCGCATGCGCAGGCTGGCACGCTGGCGGCGATCCGGAGTGCGCTCGCCTGGCTGCCGAACGCCGAGCTCGACTACGACAGCTGGATGCGCATCGGCATGGCGCTGAAGGGGGCGCTGGGCGAGGAGGGCGCGACGCTCTTCGCCGACTGGTCGGCGCAGGCGGCCAAGAACGAGCCGGCCGCGACGGCGAAGGCATGGACGAGCTTCAAGCCCGCGCGGATCGGCGCCGGCACGATCTATCACCTCGCCATGGAGAAGGGCTGGCGCCCCGATCCCGACCTGCTGCTCGACGGCAGTCAGAAGGTCAGCGCGGGCGACGCGCATCCCGCGGCGGGCCTCCTCGCGCGGCTCGCCCAGCCCGATGCCCCGATGCCGATCCTGGCGCCTGTGCCGTCATTCACGCTGACGATCCCGGGCGGGCTCGTGGGCGATCTCGCGCGCTACATGATCGACACGGCGCGCAGACCGCAGCCGCTTCTGGCGGTAGGCGCCAGCCTCTGCGCCCTCGGCGCGCTGATGGGGCGGCGCTACCGCACGACAACCGACCTGCGCACGAACCTCTACATCGTCGGCATCGCGGACAGCGGATCGGGCAAGAACCACGCCCGCGAGGTCGTCAACGAGCTGTTCTTCGCGGCGGGGCTGGCGCATCACCTCGGCGGCAACAAGATCGCCTCCGGTGCAGGGCTCCTGACCGCGCTCCACCGTCAGCCCGCGATCCTGTTCCAGATCGACGAGTTCGGGATGTTCCTCTCGGCGGCGGCCGACCGCAAGCGCAGCCCGCGCCACATCACCGAGATCCTCGACAACATGACCGAGCTCTACACTGCGGCCAGCGGGGTCTTCCTCGGCGCGGAATACGCCAACCGGGACGGCTCGAACGAGCGGCGCGACATCGTACAGCCCTGCCTCTGCGTCTACGGCACGACGACGCCACTGCATTTCTGGGGGGCGCTGCAGGGCGCCAACGTGGTGGACGGTTCGCTCGCCCGGCTCATCATCCTGCCGAGCGAGGAGGATTACCCGGACGAGAACCGTCGTGCCGGGCTCCGGAGATCGCCCCGGCCGCTGATCGACGGGCTGCAGCGGCTCGCCGAAGGCGGCGGCCAGGCCAGCGGCAACCTCGCAGGCCGGACATCCGGACCAGAGACCGCGGTCGACCCGATGACCGTGCCGATGGATGCCGACGCGCAGCTTCGCTTCGACGCCCTCGGCGACGAGATCACCGCCGAGCTCAGGGCCGCGGCCGGCACGTTCCACACGCCGATCCTCGCCCGGATCGCGGAGAACGCGGCCAAGGTCGCGCTCGTCCTGGCCGTGGGGCGGGATGCGGTCCAGCCCGTCATCGGGCTCGAGGATGCCCTCTGGGCCATCGATTTCGTGCGCCATTTCGCCCGGCGCACCATCGACGCCGTCGAGCGCCACGTCGCCGACACCGAGACCGAGGCGCATCTGAAACGCGTGCGCGAGATCATCCGCAAGGCGGGACCGGCAGGCGTCACCAAGTCCGAGCTGACCCGCGCCTCGCAATGGCTCCGGGCGCGCGACCGCGACGACATCCTGCTCACGCTGGTCGAGAGCGGCGACATCGCCACGGTCGAGCAGGAGACCGGGGGGCGGAAGGCCATGCGCTTCCGGGCGCTGCGGTGAGGGCCGCGACGATGCTTCCTTCAACCGCCCCCATCCTTCATTTGAAGGAAGTTCCCGCCCAAGCCCCCGTCTCGCAACGGAAATTCGGCGCGGCGGACTTCTTTCAATATTTCACGCAAAGACCCTCGCGCGCGTGGATGGGAAGGGGTGCCACACCCATACCCCATGAAATAACTGAAATATTGAAAGAAGAGATTTATACCTATTCTGCCAATGGCTTGCGGCCCCACTTCCTTCAAGCGGACGGCGTGAAGCCATTGAAGGAAGCGCCGGGCGCTCCCGGCAACGACAACGTGACCGTGACCAGACCTCGTGATCCCGGTCCGGGCGCGCGTGCTGCCCTCGACCCGGGCAGCCGTGCCGCCCCGGCCTCTCAATCGAAGAGGAGGTCGTCATGGACCGCTCCCCACACATCGCCCCGGCGCCTCTCACGGCTGCCGGCAATCTCGACCGCTGCATTCTCGCGCTGGATCTCGGCACCAGCACCGGCTGGGCGTTGCGCTCGGCCGAAGGGCTGATCACCAGCGGGACCGCGAGCTTCAGGCCCGGCCGCTATGACGGCGGTGGCATGCGCTATCTGCGCTTCACCAACTGGCTGACCGAGATCGACCGCCTGTCGGGGCAGATCGCCGCGATCTGGTTCGAGGAGGTCCGCCGCCACGCGGCCACCGACGCGGCCCATGTCTATGGCGGGCTGATGGCCACGCTGACGGCATGGGCGGAACTGCGCGGCGTGCCCTATGCCGGCGTTCCCGTCGGCACGATCAAGCGCCACGCCACGGGCAAGGGCAACGCGCCGAAGGAGGCGATGATCGCGTCCGCGCGGGCCCGGGGCTTCAGCCCCGCCGACGACAACGAGGCCGACGCCATCGCGCTCCTGCTCTGGGCGATCGAGACGAACGGGGGTGTCGCATGAGGTGGCACCCCAAGGGCTACGGCGGCCATCGTCGGGATCCGGACCAGGTGAAGCGCGAGGGCTGGCGCGAGCAGGGTCTGCTCGCCGTCTCGCTCGAGGACGCACGTCTGACCTGGCCGGAACGCGAGCTCGTCCGCCAGCTGGGCGAAAAGCTCTACGGGCCGCGCCCCTCCGACGAAGGAGGGCGCCATGGATAAGTGGACCCCGTCCCTCGTCGAGGCCCGTCTCGCTGAGGCGGCCTTTGTGCTCAAACGCCTGCCCGAGCCGCGGCAGCAGGGGTATTTCAGCACATGGCCCGAGATCGTTCACAGCTTCGGTGACAAGGTGGGCCAGGAGCCCAAGCCCATGCGGGTGCTGCCCTCGCCGCAGGCGATCAGCCGCATGGAGGAGACGCTGACCTGGACCGCGTGCCTCGACCCCGTCGACGGCAAGATCGTCTGGATGCGCGCCCATGGCGAGCGGTGGAAGACCATCTGCTGGACGGTCGGACTGCAGCGCTCGGCCGCCCACCAGCACTGGCTCTACGGGCTCTGCGTCATCTCGCTGAGGCTCAACCGGCGGCGGTTCAACCGCAACCTGTCGAAGCAGAGGGTGATCGAACTGGCCAGTGGCGCGTAACCCTGCGTTCCAGATAGAAAATTGTCCGCCGGACAGTTTTCGAAGGGACAGAAAGCCCTCTCCCGGGCTAGAAAGTTGATATGCTCGGGAGAGGAGCGCGCGGGGCAGGGGGCCACTGGCTTCCGGTATCCAGCGAGAGTCCGGTCGGGGTCCAGCCCCGGCGAGTTGGCGGTTCCTTCCTGCGCACTTCGTATGCTGGCGGGCGAAGCGCGGGACATCGCCAGCGACAGGGCCGGATTTTTGGGAAGCCACCCCGGTCGGAGTCCATCCCCAAACCCTGAATAACACGCAATAACAGACACTTGTCTGGTGGATTCCGGGGTGGATACCCTGGACTCCGGAGTCCAGCCGGAAGCCGGTGGATACCGCGAGCCGTGGAATCCACTGACCGGCAGCCATCCCCTTCATCGACAGGATTACCCATGACCCTCGCCTTCGCCCCCGAGCGGATCGAGCAATGGCCGCTGGCCCGGCTCCAGCCCTATGCGAAGAACGCGAAGCTGCATGGGCCCGAGCAGGTCGCGAAGCTCGCCGCCAGCATGGCCGAGTTCGGCTGGACCGTGCCCTGCCTCGTCGGCGAGGACGGAGAGCTGATCGCCGGACACGGGCGCGTCCTGGCCGCAACGCAGCTCGGCTTGACCGAAGCGCCGGTGATCGTGCTGGGGCACCTGACCGAAGCGCAGCGCCGGGCCTACCGGATCGCGGACAACAAGCTGACCGAACTCGGCACCTGGGACGAGGCGCTGCTTTCGGCGGAACTGAACGACCTCTTGGCCGAGGATTTCGACCTGTCGCTGGTCGGCTTCTCCGATGGCGAGTTGGACAAGCTGCTGGCCTACGTCGCGGAAGACGACGGTGAAGAAGGTGGCGCCGGGGGCTCCGTGCCGCCGGTGACCATCCCCGAACCGCCGCGCAACCCTGCGTCCCGAATGGGCGATCTCTGGATCCTCGGCGACCATCGGTTGCTGTGCGGCGACAGCACGAACCACGACGACGTGCGCCGCCTGATGAACGGCGAGCGCGCGATCCTGTTCGCGACCGACCCGCCGTATCTGGTGGATTACGACGGCTCGAACCATCCGACGCGGAATAAAGACTGGTCCGGATCCTATGGCACCACCTGGGACGACAGTTCGCAGGGCGCGGAGCTCTACGACGGCTTCATCGCGGCGGCCGTGGCGGAAGCCATCGCCGAGGATGCGGCCTGGTACTGCTGGCACGCCTCGCGCCGTCAGGCGATGCTGGAGGCCTGCTGGGAAAAGGCGGGCGCCTTCGTCCATCAGCAGATCATCTGGGTGAAGGACCGCGGGGTTCTGACCCGGTCGCACTACCTCTGGAAGCACGAGCCCTGCTTCATGGGCTGGCGCCGCCCGAACCGCCCGCCGAAGGTGGCCGAGCAGACGCTGCCCTCCACCTGGGAGATGCCGAGCTTCGCCAAGGACGAGCGGCCCGACCATCCGACGCCGAAGCCGCTCGATGCGTTCGGCATCCCGATGCGCCAGCATGTGGCGCGCGGCGGCCTATGCTACGAGCCGTTCTCGGGCTCCGGCTCGCAGATCATGGCGGGCGAGGCCAACGGGCGGCGCGTCTTCGCGATGGAGATCAGCCCGGCCTATGTCGATGTCGCCGTTGAACGCTGGCAGGCCGAGACCGGCCGTGACGCGATTCTCGACGGCGATGGCCGGACCTTCGCGCAGGTGAGGACCGAGCGGTTGGGCGACGATGCCGAAGCCCCGACCGACGCGCCGGACACGGAAGCTGTCCCCGAACCCGCGCGAAAGCGCAAGACCGCCGCGTGACATGCATGACCTGGCTTTACCTTCCTCCGGACGCGCTTCCGGGGCCGGAGACGCATGCCTGTTCGGCCTGTCCCTCTGCTCCGGCGCGGGCGGTCTCGACCTCGGGCTCGCCATCGCCATCCCCGGATATCGTGCTGTGGGCCATGTCGAACGGGAAACCTACGCCGCAGCCACTCTCGTGGCGCGGATGGAAGATGCGTCCCTGGATCCGGCTGTTGTCTGGGACGACGTTGCAACCTTCGACGGCCGTCCGTGGCGCGGCGCGGTGGACATCGTCACTGCGGGCTATCCGTGCCAGCCGTTCTCCGTCGCGGGCAAACGCCGGGGCGCAGACGACCCGCGGCACCTCTGGCCGCATGTCGCCCGCATCATCGGCGAGACCGAGCCGCCCTTCGTGTTCCTCGAGAACGTCGCCCATCATCTCCGCCTCGGCTTCCCCGAGGTCGCCGGAGGACTGGTCGGCATGGGCTACCGCCTTGCGGCAGGCCTCTTCACGGCGGCGGAAGTCGGTGCGCCCCACCGGCGCGAGCGGCTCTTCATCCTCGCCCACCGCGAGCGCGACCAGTTGGCCGACCCCGCGTGCCTGCTCCGGGACGCGGTCGAGCGGCGGGAACAGGACCGAGATGATGCGGCTCTGGCCGACGCCGCTGGCGGGCGACAGCAAGGGAACGCGGAACTCGACGAGCAATCGCAGCGAGACGGCGCGCCCGCGCAACGACGGGTCGACGCTCTGCGATGCGACCCGGCTCTGGATGACGCCGACGGCGCGGGATCACAAGGACGGGGCGACGAGCCTCGCGAACACGCCGGTGAACGGGCTGCTTGGCCGCCAGGTCCTGGTGACGCCGACGGCTGGCGGGAGTTCCTGCGACACGCCCCGGACCTTGAACCCGCTGTTCGTCGAGGCGCTGATGGGCTGGCCCACCGGGTGGACAGGCTTCGGCTCTGTGGCAACGGAGTGGTCCCGCTGGTCGCGGCGCATGCGCTCCGAACTCTCGCAGCTCAACTGCTGGCCGATGGATGAGGGAGTGCGATGAAGCAGAGCCGGGCCATGTCGCTGGTTGAGGCCATCGCCAACGTGGCGGTGGGCTACGGCGTCGCGGTCGTGACGCAGATCCTGATCTTCCCGGTCTTCGGGCTGCACACGACACTCGCGCAGAACCTGAAGATGGGCGCGGTGTTCACAGTAGTGAGCATCGCGCGCTCCTTCGCCCTGCGGCGGCTGTTCGAGGCGATCCGGGTAAGAAACTAGGAATCAACAACCTGCGACATCGGCACACCGCGCCGGATTGCTGCCTGCCGGAGGCGGGGCCACGTCGCCTCTGAGATCGGCGTGACCATGTAGCCGTGATCAACGTCGCCCAGCATTGCCGAATGGGCAGTGGGGCCCGCTCGCCAGAAGAGACCGATCAGCGCGCAGAGGGCAGCATCAAGCTTGTCCTGATCGGACTTCCGAGGTTGAGCGGCGTTGCGCATCTGATGGGCCCATTCGGCAAGGCCCGGCACATTGAACCGCTCGGCTGAACGCTCGACCACGCGCGCCACCGCCTGCCAGTCTTCCCAGCGGAATTTCTTCCGGTTCTGCGGATTGTACTTCGGAGCGCGGAGCCGCTGAGCAAAGCCGTCGTCGAGCGCGGGCAGAGCCAGCGCGGGGAATACTTCGATAAGGAAGTGGCCAGCAGACGCAGTCCGCGCCTGAATAGGACCCTCCGTCGCTTCGAGACCGGAAATGAAGGACCAAATCGGCGAGTTGTCGCAGAACATGCCGATCTTGCTGCGGTTGGCTGGCTGAACGCCGCCGCCGACAAAAGAAACGAGGGACGCAGCGACTTTGTTCACCGGGCGGCTGCCCGCGGCATTGGGCACTACCGTTGGCTGATCAAGCGCAACGAGGCTGACGGCGAAATCCTTGCGGAGGTCGTCGATCAACGTGCGAGCCTGCGTGAACGAGACCAGTTGCGGTTCGCGGAACTGGACTTGGCCGTGGTCATCAAACGCCACGGCGCAGATCGCGCCCGGCGCCTTCGGGGCATCGGTCCATGCCGAGTCGAAACCGAAAATGATCGTGCTGCTTTGCGGGTTCACGAGATCCATGGGGTCCTCCGCAAAGCAGCATAGCCAAGGCATTCAGAGAATGCAGGCGCTTAGTTGTCCAGTTTGTACACCCTGCCGCGCCCCTCGACCTTTTCGGAGGTGATCGTCAGGCCCAGCTTCTTCTTCAGCGCGCCGGACATGGCGCCTCTGACTGTGTGAGCTTGCCATCCCGTGGCGGCAACGATCTCGTCGATGGTCGCGCCACCCTCGGCACGGAGCATCTCGATCAGGGTTTCCTGCTTGGTTCCTTTCCGGCGCTGGACCGGGGCGGTCGGCGTTTCCACCGGCGGCGTCTCATCCTGCTCGTCCGTGATCCCGAGGGTGCTGTAGGCGAGCGGGGTGGCGCGCAGCGTGATCGGGCCGCGCTCCTCGTCGTGCCGCCAGACCGTGTTGAGGTCCGTGGCGGCGATTTCCTCGATCAGGCCCTGCTTGAGAAGGCTCTTGCAGACGTTGCCGACCGCGCCGCCCTTGAGGCTGGCGGTAACGGGAAAGACCGCTCCGTCCTCGCGCGCGCAGGCGGTGGACAAGATGACGGCTTGGGCGTCTGAAAGCTGGATCTGGGTCATGGGGTCGTCTCCGTATTCGGGCCCGCGACATGCGGCGCCTTCTACGACCCCGAGCCGCGCAGGGCGCGCGGCGGGAGTTCCGGCTGTGCCGGAGATCAGCGGGCGTGTTCGCCCTCGCCAAAGGCGCTGTCGGTGATGCGCTTCAGGAGGCTGGCGTAGTGTTCGAGGGTGCCGACCATGGCCCAGCCGACCTCGTCGGGATGGCAGTTGAAATGGTCGTCGCTGAGCGCCTGCAGGCGGGCGAGCATCTCGTCGATCTCGGCCTTCTTGCCGATGAAGGCGGCGAGCGCCGCTTCCTTGTTGCGGCGCGCCTTCTCGGCGCGGAGTTCGTGGCGCGGGGTGGTGATCGGGTTCAGGCGGGTGGTCATCGTGGTGGCTCCGGGTGAGTTGCATCGTCCTTGTGGGATCGAAGTTCGCTCTGTCCGCGAGGCTTATCAACTCGATAAGCGCCTGACTTTGAATGATAATCGGGGTTGGCGATGCAGGGCATGAGCGAGCGCCAGTACGCCGCCCATGTCGGGCTGTCGCGGGGCGCGATCCAGAAGGCGAAGGCCGTCGGCCGGCTCGTCCTGCACGAGGATGGAAGCATCGACGCCGCAGCCTCCGACAAGCGGCGGGCCGAGACGACCGATCTGTCCAAAAGCAGACCTAAGGCCGCAGAACGTCCGGGCGGAATGAAGCCGGTGCCGGCGGCGGTCATTGCGTCCGCCAACGAGACGCTGCGTGAGAACGGGGTCACCGTTCCGGAGGTCGGCGAAGCCGGCGCCTACATGAAGGCCAAGACCTTCAACGAGATCATGAAGGCTCAGGAGCGCAAGCTCGGGCTCCAGGTCAAGAGGGGCGAGCTGGTCGACCGCAACCGCGCGATCTCGCTGGTCTTCCGGCTCGCGCGCGAGGAACGCGACGCGTGGGTGAACTGGCCGGCGCGGGTGGCTGCGCTGATGGCGGCGGAGTTGGGAACGGAGACGGCGGCCATGCAGAAGGTTCTGGAGGCCCATGTCCGCGCCCATCTCGAGGAACTCGCCCAGCCCCGGATCGCCCTCTGAGGATATCGCGACCTTTGACGGGGCGGAGGCGCTGCTCCGGGCCTGGGGCCGCGGGCTCGCGCCCGATCCCTGGCTGACCGTCTCGGAATGGTCGGACACCCATCGCTGGCTGAGCTCACGCGCGAGCGCCGAGCCCGGCCGGTACCGGACCGAGCGCACGCCCTACATGCGCGCGATCATGGACGCGCTCTCGCCCGGCGATCCGACGCAGCGGGTCGTGTTCATGAAGGCCGCGCAGGTCGGCGCGACCGAAGCCGGCAACAACTGGATCGGCTTCGTGATCCACCAGGCGCCGGGGCCGATGCTCGCGGTCCAGCCGACGGTGGAACTGGCCAAGCGCAACTCGCGGCAGCGGATCGACCCGCTGATCGAGGAGAGCCCGGCGCTGAAGGAGCGCGTCCGCCCGGCGCGGGCGCGCGACAGCGGCAACACGCAGCTGTCGAAGGATTTCCCGGGCGGCGTGCTGGTGATGACCGGCGCCAATTCGGCGGTGGGCCTTCGCTCGATGCCGGCCCGCTATGTCTTCCTCGACGAGGTCGACGCCTATCCGGCCTCGGCCGACGAGGAAGGCGACCCGGTCGGACTTGCCGAGGCGCGCTCGCTGACCTTCGCGCACCGGCGCAAGGTCTTCCTGGTCTCGACGCCCACGATCCGCGGCGTCAGCCGGATCGAGCGGGAATACGAGGCGAGCGACCAGCGGCGCTTCTTCGTGCCGTGCCCGCATTGCGGCGCGATGCAGTGGCTGCGCTTCGAGCGGCTGCGCTGGGAGACCGGCAAACCGGAGACGGCGGCGTATCACTGCGATGCCCGCGACGAGCCGATCGAGGAGCACCACAAGCCGGCGATGCTGGCGGCCGGCGAATGGCGGGCGACCGCCGAGCCCCGCGATGCGCGGACGGTGGGGTTTCATCTCTCGGCGCTCTATTCGCCGCCGGGGTGGAAGAGCTGGGCTGATATCGCGCGGGACAAGGAGGCGGCGGCCGGGTCTGATGAGGCGGAACGCGTGTTCCGCAACACGGTGCTCGGCGAGACCTGGATCGAGACCGGCGACGCGCCTGACTGGCAGCGGATCGCGGAGCGGCGCGAGGACTGGCCGGCGGGCACCGTTCCCGCGGGCGGCCTCTTCCTGACCGCCGGCGCCGATGTGCAGAAGGACCGGGTTGAGGTCGACATCTGGGCCTGGGGCCGTGGCCTCGAAAGCTGGCTCGTCGATCATGTCGTGATCGAGGGCGGGCCGGCGCGACCCGAGAGCTGGGAGGCGCTGACCGATCTGCTCGGCCGGAACTGGCGGCATGCCGGTGGCGCGGAACTGGGCCTCGCCCGGCTCGCGATCGACACGGGCTACGAGACGGCCGCGGTCTATGGCTGGGCGCGCTCGGTCGGCTTCGCGCAGGTGGCGCCGGTCAAGGGGCTCGAGGGCTTCAACCGTTCGAGCCCGGTGTCGGGTCCGACCTTCGTCGACGCGACCGCGGGCGGAAAGCGGCTGCGCCGGGGGGCGCGGCTCTGGACCGTGGCGGTCTCGACCTTCAAGGCCGAGACCTACCGCTTCCTGCGCTTGGCACGGCCGACGGCGGAAGAGCTAGCGGACGGCGCGGCATTCCCGCCCGGCACGGTGCATCTGCCCGGCTGGGCCGACACCGAGTGGATCCGGCAACTGACGGCCGAGCAGCTGGTGACGGTCCGCAACCGGCGCGGCTTCGCGAAGCTCGAATGGCAGAAGATCCGCGAGCGCAACGAGGCGCTGGACTGCCGGGTCTACGCCCGCGCGGCCGCCTGGATCGCGGGCGCGGATCGCTGGCCCGAGGCGACATGGGCCGATCTCGAAGCGCAACTCGGGGTCCCGAGCGGGATGGACAGCCCCGCCGGTCTGATCGGGCGGCCCGATACCGGCACGCAAGGCAAGCGCCGCTCCGACTGGCTCGGGCGGCGGGAAGGATGGTTCTGATGGCGGACTGGACGGAAGCGGAGCTCGCGGCGCTCCGGCGCGCCTATGCGAGCGGGACGACACGGGTGAGCTATGACGGCAAGACCGTCGATTACGGCTCGGCCGAGGACCTGCTCGGGCGCATCCGCACCATCGAGCGCCAGATCGCCGGCACCACGGCGCGGCCGATCGCGGGCTTCGCCGGCTTCTCGCGCGGGGATCGCTGATGGTCTCATGGTTCGACAGGGCTATCGCGAGCGTCGCCCCGCGCACGGCCACGCGCCGCGTGCTGGCGCGGCAGGCCTTCGAGGGGCTCGCGCGCTCCTACGAGGGTGCGGCGCGCGGTCGGCGCACGGATGGCTGGCACGCGCCGGGATCCTCGGCCGACGCCGAGATCGGACGGGCCGGCGCGCTGCTGCGCGACCGGATGCGGGATCTGGTGCGCAACAACCCGCATGCCGCGAAAGCGGTCTCGGTGCTGGTGAACAACATCGTTGGCGCCGGGATCATGCCGCGCGCTGCGAGCGGGGACGCGGCCCTCGACCGCGAGGTGGACCGGCTCTTCGAGATCTGGGCACGGGGCTGCGACGCGGACGGCCAGCTCGACTTTTTTGGCCTGCAGACCCTCGCCTGCCGCGAGATGGTGGAAGCAGGCGAGGTGCTGGTCCGCCGCCGCCCGCGTCGCCCCGGCGACGGCGTCATGCCGCCCGTCCAGCTGCAGCTGCTCGAGGCCGACTTCCTCGACGCCACGCGCAACGGCGCGCTCGGCGCGGGCCAGGTGGTGCAGGGCATCGAGTTCGACGCGCTCGGCCGGCGCCGGGCCTACTGGCTCTTCGGCGCGCATCCGGGCGACGCGACGCTCAGCCTGACGGGCGGGCTCACCAGCCGCGCAGTGCCCGCGACCGAGATCGCCCATGTCTACGAGAAGCAGCGCACGCAGGCGCGCGGCGTGCCCTGGGGCGCACCGGTGATCCGGGCCCTGCGCGATCTCGACGATTACGAGGTGGCGGAGATCGTGCGGAAGAAGACCGAGGCCTGCGTCACCGCCATCGTCTTCGGCGACGAGGAGGCGCAGCAGGGTATCGCGCCCGCTGTGGTCGACGCCGACGGCAACCGGGTCGAGCAGTTCGAGCCGGGGCTCATCGCCTATGCCCGCGGCGGCAAGGACATCCGGTTCAACCAGCCCGCGGCCACGGGTGGCTACGGCGAATACAAGCGCGCGAGCCTGCATACCATCTCGGCTGGCTTCCGGGTACCCTACGAGCTGCTGACCGGGGATCTCAGCCAGGTGAACTACTCCTCGATCCGGGCGGGTCTTGTGGAGTTCCGCCGGATGATCGACGCGGTCCAGTGGCAGCTTTTCATCCCGATGTTCTGCGCGCCCGTCTGGCGCTGGTTCACCGAGGCTGCGTGGGCGGCGGGCCGCATCCCGACGCCGGACGTGCCGGTCGAGTGGTCGCCGCCGAAGTTCGAGGCGGTCGATCCGCAGAAGGATGCGATGGCGGACCTGCTCGCCATCCGCTCCGGCACCATGACGCTCGCCGAAGCCATCGCCCGGCAGGGCCGCAACCCCGACGCGGTGCTGGCCGAGATCGCGGCCACGAACGCCAAGCTCGACGAACTGGGCCTCGTGCTCGACAGCGACCCGCGCCGGGTCACCAAGACCGGCAGCGCGCAGGCGAGCGCGACAGCCGACCCCGCGACCGATCCGGATGACACCGCCTCAAGCAGCGAAGCGGTAGGCGACGAAACACCCGGCGACGGGGCCTGACGAGGATCCATCCATGGAGCAGACGATCGAACTGCCGGCGTTCCGCCGGTCGGCGGATCTGCGGCCTGCCAGCATCGACCCGGAGACGCGCAGCGTCGAGGTGATCTGGTCGACCGGCGCCCGGGTGCGGCGTGCCGCGCTCTTCGGCGAACCGCATGACGAGGAACTCAGCATGGCGCCCGAGCATGTGCGGCTCGAGCGGCTGAACGCGGGCGCGCCCTTCCTGAAGGTGCACGAGGCGCACGATCTCGATGCGGTGATCGGCTCGGTCGTGCCGGGCTCGGCGCGGATCGAGAACGGACGGGGCATCGCCCGCATCCGGCTCTCCGAGCGCGACGCGGTTGGCGACATCTGGCGCGACATCGAGGCCGGGCACATCCGCGCGGTCTCCATCGGCTACCAGGTCCACCGCTTCGAGATCTCCAAGCCCGACGGCCAGCGAGAACTCTGGCGGGCGGTCGACTGGACCCCGTTCGAGATCTCCGCGGTGCCCGTAGGCGCCGACCCCGCCGCCGGCTTCCGCGCCAAGGGCGAACATCACGACTGCGTCCTCCACCGCCGGGACGCCCCCACCGAGCAAGGAGCACCCCCGATGACGGACAAGACCGAGACCCCGGCCGAGACGGCCGAGCAGAGCAACACCACGGCAGCGCCCGAGGAGACCCAGATGACCGACGACAAGACCGGCGCTGCCGAGCCGCAGACCCGCGCCGCCGAGACCAAACCCAAGGCGAAGCCGGCGCCCGACTCGGCGCCGGAGGACCGCAGCCGCAGCGTCGACACCGACGCGCTGGTCAGCGAGGCCCGCGCGCAGGAGCGCGAGCGCGTCTCGACGATCCATGGCCTCGCCGACAAGCTCCAGCTCGAGCGCGGCTTCGCCGACGATCTGATCAAGCGCGGCGTCTCCATCGACGAGGCCCGGCGGCTGATCCTCGACCAGGTGGCGGCCAAGGCCGACGAGACCAGGACCTTCCCCCATGTCTCGATCCCGCTCGGCGGGCGCGACGCCACGGTCACGCGGCGCGAGGCCATTTCCAGCGCGCTCCTGCACCGCTACAGCCCGACGCTCTTCCCGCTGGAGGACGCGGCGCGCGAGTATCGCGGCATGACGCTGATGGAGCTCGCCCGCGAAAGCCTCGAGACGGCGGGCGCCAGCACCCGCGGGCTTTCCCGCGACGAGGTGGCGACGCGGGCGCTGCATTCGACCTCGGACTTCCCCGAGATCCTCGCGGCCGTCACCAACAAGACGCTGCGCCAGGCCTACGAGGCCTATCCGCGGACCTTCCCGCTCTTCTGCCGGCAGGTGCTCGCCACCGACTTCAAGGCCATGCACCGCGTCCAGCTGGGCGAGGCGCCGCAGCTCCTGAAGGTCGGCGAGAGCGGTGAGTTCAAGCGCGGCACGCTCGGCGAGAGCAAGGAGAGCTACCGCATCGAGACCTACGGCCGCGTCGTCGCGATCACCCGGCAGGTGCTGATCAACGACGATCTCGATGCCTTCACGCGCATCCCTGCGATGTACGGCAACTCGATCGCACAGCTAGAGTCGGACGTGGTCTGGGACATCGTGACCTCGAACCCGGCGATGGCGGACGGCACGGCGCTGTTCCACTCCACCCACAAGAACCTCGCCGGCACGGGTGCCGCGCTCGGGGTGGACAGCGTGGGCCTCGCGCGGGCGGCGATGCGCAAGCAGACCGGGCTCGACAAGAAGACGGTGCTGAACATCCGCCCCGCCTTCCTGATCGTGCCGGCGGCGCTGGAGCTGAAAGCCGAGCAGCTGGTCGCCCAGAACCTCGTGCCCGCGCAGAGCGGCAATGTGGTGCCGCAATCGATCCGGACTCTCTCGCCCATCGCCGAGCCGCGGCTCGACGCTGCCAGCGAGACCGCCTGGTATCTGGCGGCCTCGCCGAACCAGATCGACACCATCGAGTACGCCTATCTCGAGGGTCAGCAGGGTGCCTACATTGAGACCCGCAACGGCTTCGACGTCGACGGCGTCGAGATCAAGTGCCGCCTCGACTTCGGCGCCAAGGCCATCGACTGGCGCGGCCTATACAAGAACCCCGGCGCGTGAGCCGGGCGATCCCCTGACCCCTGATCCCTGACGCACGGGCGGTTCCCATGGGCCGCCCGTCGTCGTTCTGCGAAAGGAATGCGCAATGAAGAACTACGTCCAGCCCGGCGCCACTCTCACCCTGATCTCTCCCTACGCCGTGACCTCCGGCAACGGCCTGCTCGTCGGCTCCATCTTCGGCGTCGCGGCCGGCGATGCCGCAAGCGGCGCGACCATCGAAGCGGCGCTCACCGGCGTCTTCGACCTCACCAAGATCGGCTCGCAGGCCTGGACCGCAGGCGCCAAGGTCTATTGGGACGACACCAACAAGCGCTGCACCACGGTCGCGACCGACAACACCCTCATCGGTGTCGCCGTCGAGGCGGTGGCGGGCGGGGCAGGCGACACCACCGGTCGGGTACGCCTCAACGGCAGCTTCTGAATCGCTCAGATGCTGACCAGATAACGTCGCTGGAGGTTGTCGAGATGCTCATGGAGCCATCGGGGTGTCGAAGGAATGCCGCGCCAGGTTTGCCATAGCTCTGGGTAGCTCATCGCCTCGAAGGCCGGGGACGATCCGGCGACGCGTGCTTTGAACTCCTCTATCTCGTCGCGATGGGCTGCGAACTCCGGACCGGCATTCGGGTTTGCCGGCTCCCAGAACAGATAAAGCAGCGTCACGGGACGGTAGGGTAAGGTGCGTGCCAGTCCGAACGCGTGCTTTATAAGCTGTGCCACGTCGAGCCAGGTGTACTGGTCCGGGTTATCCCGGAGGCGCAGCATCTCGCGAAAGTATCCCTGGTCGCGCCGCGAGTCCCTGATCTGCTCCTCGTATGCGGGCGAGAACTCGGCCCGGTGGGCCGACAGGTGTTCGGTCAGCTTGGACTCTATTCCAACCACGCCGCCGGGGCCCGATAGCAAGACGTCGAGGTTGGGCGCGCGGCCGCCGCGGAGTCCTGTGGGGCATTTCCGTTCGAAGCGAAGATCGTCGAAGCCGGCACGCATCGGCACGGCGAGGTCGGCGATCCGGCTCCGAAACGGCGCGAAGCAGTTGACCGCAAGCCCTGATGAAGAATGTGCCGCCCGGAACTTGGTCTCCAGCTCATTGCCGTCGCCCGAGGAGAGGTCGGCTTCGAAATCCTCCAGCGTGACCTGCGGAAGCAGGGTGTCGCGAAAATCTGCAACGTAGCCTTTCGGGTCAAGGGACGTGTCCGGGTGCTGGCGCATGAACGCCTCTGACAGCGCCTGAACGGCTCGGATCCTCGTCGGGCGTTCTGAAATCGATTCCTGTTTCATGGGAGCAGTATAGCCATGACCAGCGCGTTCGCATCCGCCCTCGACGCGCTCTTCGCCGATGCGCATCTCGCGCGTGACGTCGTCTACACCGCCGAGGGCGGCGCGCCGGCGCTCGTGCGCGCGATCCTGCGCCGGCCGGACGACGTGACCGGCTTCGGCGAGGCACGCATCTGGTCCGAGACCACCCGGCTGGATCTGCGCCTCGCCGAGGTGGCGAACCCGCGGCCCGGCGACCGGATCGAGATCGCCGGCGAAGCCTTCCTCATCCAGGGCGAGCCCGTCCGCGACCGGGAGCGGCTCGTCTGGACCGTGGAATTGCGCCCGGCCTGACCGCGATGAAGCTGAAGCTCGACATCACTACGAACCTTGTCGCTGCCATGGCCGCCGAGGTGAAGGCCGGGGAGAAAGCCGTGACCGCCGCCATGCGCGAGGCCGGGACCGGGCTCAAGTCCGCCTGGCGCGGTCAGATCACCGGCGCGGGGCTCGGACGGCGGCTGGCAAACTCGATCCGGAGCCAGACATACCCGAAGGCCGGCGAGAGCCTGAACGCTGCCGCACTCGTCTGGTCGAAGGCCCCGGTGATCGTCGGCGCCCACGACACCGGCCCGCTGATCCGCTCGAAGGACGGGTTCTGGCTGGCGATCCCGACCGAAGCCGCCGGGCGTGGTCTGCGCGGCGCGAAGATCACCCCCGGCGAGTGGGAACGCCGGCGGGGTCTGCGTCTCCGCTTCATCTACCGCCGCCGCGGACCGAGCCTTCTGGTG